AATGATTTAAATTTCACCATATAGTTACTTAACATTATCAATAGAAACACCGTAATAATAATATTTACTATTAAAAATCCTTTTACTTTTTTCATATCGTTTTAATTTGCCACAAATATATAACTATAAAAAACGTAAATCAATAGGTAATAGTAATTTAGAATGATTCTAAACTATTGCTTGGCGTAATTATCTATCGGTCTTATGTTAACTCTTTTTGCAAACTCTCTTTGTGCCTGTTGATAAGCTAATGGATTTTTAAGTTTATTGGCTTCTGTAACACCAATTGTCGAAACGTAGTCCGCAAATGCCTTATCTAAACCGAGATTTACTTTGGCGTTAGGGTCGCCAAGCGGCTGCATAACAAATCCTTGATCTGACGGTTTAACATACCACGGAATGGGAGTTCCATCTGGTATTCCCCTTGTACCAACACCTAATGACCTAGTAATGGCTGTACTTGACTGACCTAAGTCTGTATATCTTTTATTACCTATGAACCCATTTTGTCCTTGATGAACATTGCTAAGAAGTAGGCTCCTGCTTCGCTGTGCAAACCCTGTGGTATCTACACCAAACACTGCCCTGCTTAGCATAATTGCTTGCTGTGCGTCCCTCATGGCTTTAATTATATCCATATTATTGTTGCATTTGGGGTTCGGGTTGCTGCTGTGGAGGTGCTGGCTGCCCTTGCGGTTGCTGTGATTGGTCGGGTGCTTGTTGTTGACCTTGCTGTTGGTCGCCCTGTGGAGGTGGAACATACATTTGACCACCTTTTATATATCCTTCGATAGCTTTAATGGTGGCGTCGGCATTAGCTTTGTCTTGTAACAGTAAAGCATCATAAAACGCTTTAGTGGTAAGCGTCTCACGTTCCTGTTTCCCCTTTTCCTGCACAAGTGCTATATCCGCCTGTGACTGGATCTGAGTTTTTGCCTGTTCCATCTGCATCTGACCCTGTATCTGTGCCTGTGAGTTTGCCTGTGCCTGTTTTGCAATAGCTTCTTTGTTCTTGCGAATTGAAGTCTCGAGCATCATCTCTGCTAACTGCAAAGAGCCTCCATATTCGAGAATTCGACTGACGGCAAACGCATCAGCAAGTGTGATTCCTGGCTGTCCGTTACGACCTGCCTGTAAGGCTACTTCTGTCTTGTTCTTTAAATCGGCTTTTTCCTGTTCCGAAGGTTTGGCTTCGAGTGCTATTCCGTACTTCACAGCGTTGCCGTTAGCTATCTGCATGATCTCTATTCCCCTGCTACCGATTATCTCTGAATATGTCTTTTGAGCATCTTCGTCATATTTAAGTAAGGTCTGGATAGTGAAACAGGTGTTCTTAGCCATGCTTTCTTTCAAGCTTAGTATTCCACTCAGTATAGGTCGTAGGGTGTCAGAGGTGGCAGCTACAGCTATCTCGTTGGTCTTTACGGGAGCGTTAGGGTCTACCGTTCCCAGAGAGAGCGGGTTGATACCTGTCAGCGTCTCTATCATCTGGAAGTTCAGTTTGAACTGCAAGAATGCGTCATTCACAGCTTCTCCCATACCTCCCTTTAATTCTTGTACCGGTAGTTGGTTGCTTTCTTGTCTACCTCTACTGTTGGTTCGTTTGTAGATTATGTTACCTGTCTGGAAATAGAGTTTCAGGGCTTCTTTGATAGTACTCTTACCTCCGGTCTCCAAAGAAACAAGTGTGTCCCAGTCGATAGCCACACCTCTGTTTACGGCAGTAGCGATAGCGTTTTGATACTTGTACCAGATTATAGCGAAGTTATCATATATAGGTATGAGTTGATCGGTGATAGAAGTCCACGGGAACTTATAAGCATGGAACGGACTGATTACGTCTTTTTTATTCCTTGTGATGTTTTGTGCTACTCCGTAATTAAAGACCAATTCAGATCCTACCAGCCACGAACAGATAAATCCTTTTCTTACACAAGTAGATAATAACTCTTGTCCCTCTTTGGGTTCGCCCTCGAAGTTATGATAAATCTTTTTCTTTCCGTAACGAGTAGTAGAAATCAAGTCTTTGGTCTCATCGGTGTCTACCCACCAGCTATCGGTGACTAATACTTTGAAGTAGTCATATTTCCAACCACCCATCTCATTAGGTGTGCCGAAGTCATTAATGTCTCTCTCGAAGGGGTTACCGTATTTACCACAATAAGCCCTTGCACATTTCTGTAGCTGTGGCTCGTAGACGTCTTTAGGGATGCCTTCTTCTTGAAGTAAATATCTGATCTGAGAAATAGTCATCTCCTTGCCTACAAAAGCATGTTCTGAGTCACGGAAGTCGTTGTAGTCGGAATACTGGATGCCGAACATCTCTGGGTCTACATATTCGGTCTTTACTGTGTTATCTTCTCTGTCGTAGTAGTCGTGGCAACAAGCAAAGGAAAGATCTATAATATCCTTTGTCATGTCTTTCTTTATCTCTTTCCATCGAGAGACAAACAGCGTCCATCTTATTAATTGTTCCATAAACATGGCGTGTTCGGCTTTGAACCCACCTCTGTCTCTGAAAAGTTTTAGTTCATCAATGGTCTCAGGCATGAAGTCGGGTTCCTGTGTCTCGACGCCCATATTACTATTGAAAGTACGCAGAAACTCCATGTTTTCTTTCATAGCCCACAGTTCGAGCATCTTATTCTCAACCTCTGCGCCTGAGTTAGCGTCAATAGGGTTAGCTTTTATATCATATTCTGCTGATTCAAATTTACCGAGAAGGGTTGCTATGACTTTTGGTGCCGGGCTAATTACTTTCCACAGCACATTGAAATATCCTTCACGCTTATTTTCTTTCTGATCGACAAAACCGCCTTTACCGTCTACATCAGATACACGTTCTGCAACAGGACTATCGTGTTTGGTATCGGATGCGAAGTAATTTTTATACGTCGATTCCGATTGCTTTCCGTTGGAGTAATCCCGAAGTATTTGGTATCTACCTTGCTCCGAATAAGATATCCCACCACAGTTCCTAACGTGGATGCTGAACATTCCAACGGCATTGCTAAGGTAATATGACTTGTCTTTGCGCCCATTGGTTCTTACAATATCTGACTCTTGGGTTACATAGGTTTCAACAACGGACTTATCGAATGGCATGTCTTTATATTTGATTCTACAAAGATAGTCATTAGTTTAAAAATTTGCAAGATTATTTAGAACGATTCCAAATTAGCATTCAGAATAGCTTTTTGCTTATTTGTTATTTATCTTTGTGCTATGGAAAAACTATGGCGTGTCGACTATAATTTCATCGACCAAGACCACTTCGACTGGTTTGAGGTCGGGGTAAACTGTGTAAGTCTTACCGAGCTGTCTCCCGACTGTATTCGTGCGGTCTGTGAGAAAACAACTAAGGTAGAGAACATAAAAGAAGGTAGCGTAGTCAGAGAACAGATCACAGAGACTACGGAATCACATGAAATCACAAACATAAACCACAAATATTTCAGAAAGACAGTAATTATATGATAAAACTTACCAAAGAAGAACTTTTATCTCTGCGACCTCAAAATAACATGGTTATTATTAAATCATTGGAGGACAGGTCAAAATATCAACTCACAAAAGACATCGAACTAAAACTTGATATTGATTTCACTAAAGACGCATTCCGATATATCGGGGTTATCAATCAGGTCGTTGCAGTACCAGACAAGATAATCTTCGGCACTAAACCACATGACAGGGACTCACGCATACAATTCAGCGAATGGGAGACCACAGTAGAGTTAGAGGTTGGAGACACCGTGGTATGCAATTACTTCGACTTACAGCCATCGGTGGTAAGTGGTAACTTCATCGTCTGCGAGGGATGCACCTATTATTATATTCGTTATTCTGACATTTACTGTAAGATAAAGAATTTCTCAGGTAACGTAAATGACATACGCAATGCCGTCTCAATGAATATTCCTGACTATCTTATCCCTATCAACGGATATATCTTAGCCGAGCCAATATTCAAAAAAGAAGGTATCGGAGCTTACATGGTAGATAAGGAGACTGACCACGCTCTCGTTAAATACGTGGGTAAAAAGAACACCAAGTACATGGAACGCTATAACCAAAACGGTGATTACATGTATGAACCTATGGATATGGACGTTCAGGTTTCGGACATTATACATTTTAAAAAGTACGCAGCACACGCTATGGATAACGGACTGAATAAATATTTTGGAACACTCGTCCCGATATTGGGCAGAGACATTTTGTATATTAAAAGAAATGGAGTTATTTATGGTTAAAGCAAACGAATTAAGGATTGGGAATTATGTTAAGGATGAATTTGGTAGAATTGGAACAATTAAAATTCTATTCCAAAATACAGTATCAATAAAACTTAAACATTCAAAACTAAAAACTGGCTACAAAAACATAGAACCTATTCCGATTACAGAAGAAATACTTTTGGCGTGCGGTATAACATTCCACCATGTAAATGGATTTAGAAAATATTTCAATTATAAGGATCATATAATGATCGAAATATTAAACAATAAACAGGTTTGCGTCTATTTTATGGACAATATACTATGCTTTAAAACATACTTGCACGAACTTCAAAACATGTTTAAAATTTGGGATATTGAACTTGAAATAAATCTATAATGGCTAAAAAAGTAAAAGAAGAACCCGAACCAAGTTATATCGACAAAGATAAACTCGATAAGTATTGCGTTTACATGTACAACTTCAACTCTGAAAACCGTAAAAAATATCAAGACTATTTCGAGAGAAAACGTGAAAGCGCAATCATGGCTGGTTTTGAGTTCGACGATACCTTTGAACCAGAAGTAGAGGACATGCTACTCGGTAAGGATGAAGAAGCTAATAAAATCATCATCGACTACATTATCTCACTCGGTAGCCCAGACATGATACGCTATGTCGCTTTTCAGCAGATGTTATCAGCACAGGTGTCAAGGTCAATGAGTGAAACAGACGAAAAACTGGTTAAGGTTATCCGTGAAAATATCAACAATATCAGTGATGACCTAAAACAAATCGAAGTTAATTTGTTCGGTGATAATGAAAATGCACTCCGAAAGGCTCTTTATTCGTCTATGGTTGACAAATTAAGGTTGCGTCCAGAGCACATAGCCCGTTCCATAGCCGATAAAAATTTAAAAATACCTGACCCTTATTACTCAAAATAATATGAACAATAACGAATTTATCACCTATCAAACAGCTTGTTTTGAAAAGATGCAAGCATTATTCAAGTCAAAAAACCACGACTATACCGCTTCACAAACAGACACATTTGCTAACTTTAAAATTATCGAACAATACGGTATTAATCCAGAAGTAGGATTCTTAACCCGAATGAGCGATAAGATGTCACGTGTTGCATCATTTGTGTCAAGTGGAGTATTACTTGTCGACAATGAAAAAGTTGAAGATACGCTGTTGGATTTGGCTAATTACGCAATTTTAATGGCAGGGTATATTAAATCGAAACGAGAGGGGTAGAATTATGATAAGGAAAAAGGTTGTCATTGATAATGATAAATATATAGGAGTCATGTTAAATAAGTGTGGAACTATGTATATATCACACATAATGATTAATTTCAAAAACATTATTTTAGGTTATTTTTATGAAAAAATAGAAGCTGCAAGGGAGTATGATAAATATGTTATTGATAATAAATTAGGGAGAAAACTTAATTTTCCAATTAGGCCTGATGATATTGATGATAATTCAGTATGGATTCAATTATCCAAAAATAAATGGACACTAATAGATAGGGATGATTATGACATAGTTTCATCATTTAAGTGGCATGCTATAAAGTGTGGCAATAAAAGTGAAATATGGTACGCATCTAGGGATTCAAGAAAACTAAAAAATGGAGAGTCTTCTTTACTGCATAGACTAATACTGGGAATTACGGATAAAAGTATTCATATTGATCACATAAATCATAATGGATTGGATAACAGAAAATGTAATTTAAGAATATGTACATGCCCACAAAACACAAGGAATGCTCTGAAAAAATCTACTCCATCATCAAGCACATTTAAGGGCGTATCATATAAAATGGAATTTGGGTTATACTCGGCAAGGATAAGATCAAATAATAAAGATACATTTTTAGGATATTTTAAAACAGCAGAAGAAGCTGCTCACGTGTATGATTTTTGGGCTGCTTATTTTTTCCAAGATTTTGCTCATTTTAATTTCAATGATAATAAATTTGAACTAAACCTAAACTCACTATGTTAAAATTTAAGAGTTCTTTAGAGGTAAAAAATTGCTGGGCTGTGATTAACGGATGGAAGAATTGGTTTGAGTTCACGGACAGTCTGAGACGAATTAATAATCAACCACCCGATTCAACGGTTTACATACCCGAAACTATTGTTGACGAACTATTAGAAATGATGCTATGATTATTGTTGACGAATACAACGTATGGGACAAACAAGGCGATACATGTCATTTAAACGTGCGTGCTAGACGTTATTTTGATGGATGTGACTTAGATCAGATAAAAGAATATCTATTAGTAGAAGGGATGGCTAAGTTAAAATCACAGGATAAAGAGGTAGACATAGACAGCGTGGTCGTGCTATTGGCTTTCACGCAGAAATGAACTATCTTTGCAGTGACCAATTAACGTAGCTTATGTATTCCTACGAACCTTGTGAAAAGTTTGTAATTATCAATGATGATAAAGACTTGACACCCAATGGGATGGGAGTCAAGATAGATATATTAGACCTGATACAGCGTACCTATAATAGTTTTGGCAAAGAACACCCTACTTGTTTTCCTGACCACAGTAAAATGTACTACTATGGTATGCCACCAGAAGAACAAATATTTGTACGTGAAACAATCCCACCCCGACTTATCTCATTAGAGAAACATTTACGGGCAAAAGAGAAGGCGATCAAAAAACGTGAACAGACATCTATTAAAATAGAACTCAACATAATAAATAGCTTCTGGGAGGAACTTGAAAACCACGCTGACGATTATGTGGAGGAAATAAAATGGATTGAGAAGTGTTGGTATCATAGATGCTTCGGAGCATGGTATTTAATAAATGGTAAACCTATTTACTTCTCACCGAGTTATTGGTTTTACATCAACTTCTCTTTTATTCCAAAGGCACGTATGCTAGAATACCGTGATAGGGATAGGAGGTTCGGGATTGCATACAACTGGGCTATACTCGAAACAAGGACTTTCGCCAAATTAGATAAAGACGGAATAGCCATACCTGAGCCAGACGGAACCTACGAAATGATTGACCTCGGGCGTAGGGTTTTTTATGGCATAACATCGGTTAAACCCCGTCGTGTGGGAGACACCAGCAAGGCAGCGGCATTTTGCCTGGAACTCGCCACCAGATCAATTGAAAATCACTTTGGGCTACAGGCTGAATCTGAAAACAGCAGCGAGAAGGTATTTATCGAACACATCATGTTTCAGTTTAAGAAATATCCTGTATTCTTTAAACCGCTATTCAGGGCTATCGACCCGAAAGAGAAATTAGAGTTCTTTAGCGATGATCCAGAAACGACACTATCAAGTTGGATAGACTTCGCCACGTCCGCAAAGGACGTACATTATGATGGATCTGGTTTAACTTATTACATCGGCGACGAAGTTGGAAAACTAGAATCACAAGACATAGTACAGAGAACACAGACGGTAAAATTAGCACTATCTGAAAGAGAACATATAGATGGTATCATGCTCTACGCCAGTACTGTAGAGCAAATGGACAGAGAATCAGGTATTAAGTTTTTAAAATTATGCAAGCAATCCAAATTCCACCAACGGACAGGTAGTGGTCAGACTATATCTGGGTTACTAACCGTGAATTTCAGAGCGCAAGACTGTTTTCCTGATTTTATGGATCAGTATGGATATCCAATAGCTGATAAACCTACACCAGTTCAACAGGAATATCTAAAATCAAAGGGTATGAACCCCAAAATAGGCGCAGACGAATACCTTCAAAGCCTACTTGTCGGAGCCGATGAAGATAAGCGATCACAGCTAAAACGTCAGAACCCAAGATGCTTCCGGGATGCCTTTACTCCCCCCGCTTCATCGAATATATTCCCTAACGAGAGAATTGAGAGCCGGATCACTGAATTACGTTTTGGCAAATCTATGACACGTAGGTTTGATTTAGCATGGGAGAGTAACTTTGGTGGTAAGGTAGCGATGATATTCAAAGAAGAAGGACACTTTATCGCCTCTTATATTCCTGAGCCAAACGAACAGAATAGGTGGAGGATAATAGACGGAGTACAATACCCAGAAACAGAGCGTTTCATCGCCTCTGCTGATACTTTTAAGTTAGACAACCCAACAGGAAACAGATACTCTAAAGGTGGTATAGGGCTACGCATGAGACGTGATATGAGAATAGATACGGACAATATACCTGTGTCAAAATGGAAAACAGCAAAACAAGTGGTTTATTACAGTCACAAGCCTCCATTGGTAGCAGATTTCTGCGAGGACATGCTTAAACTCTGTATTCTCTACGGATCGCTTGCCTACAACGAGAACAATTTAAATAACGTCAATGAATATTTCACTGATAACGGTTTTGATGGGTATTTGCTTTATCCGTTAGACCAAAATGGTGTAGAGAAAACGGTAGCCGGTTACTTTGCTAATTTAACGACAAAACAGGCTGGCTTCAACCTAATACGTGATGACTTAAATATGCACGCTGAACGTATGGAGTTAGAGGACTTACTTGTGGAATGTATTAGTATTCTAGGGGTTACAGATTTGACCAACTTCGATGCAATGTCAGCTTACCTCGGTTGTTTACTTGGAGATAAAGAACTTAGCAATACTAATCATACAACGATAGTAGAGTCAAAATATAATATTGCTGAGTACTTCAAATCATTCCAGTATTAAAGAAACATTTTTATTTTAAAAAGGCAGATCATTTTCCCCATCATCAAACTCCGGTTGGTTTGTTTCGTCTGCTTGTTGAACGCCACCACTTGCAATTAAGTCGAGTTTCCACGCATCGAGTGTGTTGAAATAGCTGACCTTGCCATCTTTCTCCCACCGACGACCATTTAAGTTAAATACCGCCTTAATCTCATCACCTACATTGAATTTGTCGAGCAATGCACACCTGTCTTTCGATAGTTGGAGTTTGATGTGCTGTGTGTAATTGTTCTCTGTAACCTCAATAACAAGTTCTCTTTTAGAATACTTGTCTGTTACCTGTTGGGTAGAAAACTTCTCAAATAATCTACCTGTTATTTCGTAATTTGCCATTAATTTGTTTTTTATTTTGTTTCAAAAATTATCTCACTCTGTTCCCCGGGTAAAAGTACCGTAATATTAAACCAGTCAAATATAAACCGTCTACACCTGTCCAGATATTCTTCCATCTCAACTGTGGAGAGAGTTGTTGTTGACCTGCCTACCTTTAGTATTTCACCTGTTGTTTCATTGGGTATTTCAATTGCATTACAATTGCTTTTCAAAAGTTCGTGAGCTTCAGTAGGTGTTATTTCTTGTCCTGTTGTCTCTTTAAGCCCTGTTACAAAATCATTAACTACTACCCCATAGTAATATGCGTTTTGAGGATTAGACCGCTTCTTGTATAGTTTCTTTACGATCAACTCAACACGGATCGACTTAGCTTTGCTGTCACCAAATAGAACCTTTAACGACTGAAAATACTCAGCACGTCTGAATACTTTTAGGGTACCATCGGGGTATAGTTCGGCATAGCTTTTAGTCTCACGCATGTTATCCTAAAATATTCATTACGGTGTCACGTTCCTTTTTGTACTTGACAATAAATTCATTTAAGCCAATTGTTTCTGTTTGTTCCGCAAGATTGGACATAATAATTTTCTGTACTATTGTTTCAAGCATCATTCCGTAACCTTCCTCTGATTCACCTTGATACTCTCCTAATTTTGCACTCTTTTTAGTAACAATCTTAACTAAATCAAATCTGTTTGGGTTTGCTGTAGATTGTTTTGCGATGTACTTACCGATTTGTATGTTCATACCGTTTTATTTTAACTTCATGGTCATTTTGCCCTTGTTGAAATCAATCCATTCTTGGCTGCATAGTTTTTCGCACTGCAATCTTTTTAAGATACGATCAGCAAGAATCCTATTTGCCATATCACTATTTCCATTTTCGTGATGATCTTTTATTTCAATTCTAACACCTTTGAAAAGCAATTCAATAGCGTTATTAATAATTCTTGTTGTGTTTCCTGATGCTCTTTCTGGTGCAATATATACGCCCTCAAGTGTGTTCGCAGTTGGTTCCATTATCTTTTTTTAATGTTTCCACAAAGATAGCACAATTTTATTCACATTTTACATTCATGTGATAATATATCAGTAATTTAGAATCAGTCTAAATTAGAGTTCGATTGCACTTTTTACTTGCATATTGACTTTTTAAGTCGTAATATTGCAGAAAAAAATAAAACAATGAGAAAAGATGTTACATGTCCATATTGTGACGAAGAAGTAGAAATTAACCATGATGATGGTATAGGATACGAGGAGGATGAAACACATAATCAGCCATGTTCAAATTGCGGAAAATATTTCGTGTACACAACTTCGATACATTTTTACTACGAAGCAAAAAAAGCAGACTGTTTAAATGGTAGCGAACATACATTTGAGCAAACCCACACTATACCCAAATCTGCAACAAGAATGAGGTGTACGGTTTGTGATGAAGAAAGAAAGCCAACTAGATCGGAGTGGCTTACTATTCTATCAAATGATGAAATCAAAGAATTAAAAACAAAACATCCAAACGTTGATTGGATAAAAGACCTTTGGTAAAATGAAAAGCGACTACTTAAAATGGAGTGATGCTTTACGTATTATATCGTTACTGAAAAAGGATAATACATTACAAAGCACACAATACCTTGCATTTTGCACGTTAGGGTTCTTTACTGGGTTGCGTATCGGTGACATTCTAAAACTGCGTTACTGTGACATAAAACCCACGATCAAAGTACAGGAAGAAAAGACCAAGAAGAAACGTGATATAACGATTTCGCAGGACGTGATTGACCTGATAAACCAATGCAAAGATGATCTCGTCAAGTCAAACAACGATTTTGTGGTTCCTATCAAATCACATCAATGTTCTATGGTGCTAAAAAAACTTGTTGGCAGGATAAATGTCAGAAACGTAAATGTTTCCAATCACACGATGCGAAAGACTTTTGCTCGCTCTTTATGGGAGAACAACGGAGAGAACGATGCTGCGCTGATACTGTTAAGTGAAATACTCGGACATTCAAGCACAGCGATCACCCGTATATACCTAGGAATCACAGACGAGGAGATTTCCAAGGCATATAAGACATTGAGTTTAAAACCAATTAAAAAATCAAAGTAATGAAAAAGAAAAACAAAGAATTATTACTTGAAACACGTAAAAACGAAAGAAGATTCGTGACTACGGACACAGCAGAAATGAACGGAATGTACCTTGCCGAAACATTGAAAAGAACATGGACTGAGAACTTTGTGGACGATAACGGAGAGGTGGTGCCTATCGAGCGCAATGAAGTAATTGCACAAAAAGGTTTACTTATTGACGGGAATCTACTTTCCAGTATTAACTTTCACCTCATTGCCGGAGACATCAAAGAAGTAGCAGTAAGCAACCAAAAACGTCAATCTACTCATGTGAACTGTGGTATAGTACCGTGGGCTGTTACGGCAACCATCGGTCAAAAGAAACACCGATTCCTGCTTTATGCCAACTCGGTGCAGATGGCACTTGACATCGCAAAGGACTTTATCGAGTTGAATTTTGACAGTTCGTTTATGATTCTTGCTGTTAAGGATTTTAACAACTGTATTATTATCAAAGACATCCTAAAACCAGTAGGTGTAGACGGCAAGGCTGACACCAAGTTCTATCAGATAGACGTCCGGGTTCACAAAGAGGAATACGACTATCTAAGCACGTTTGTCTTACAGGCTGTTGATGTAGATTCGGCAATGATTGTTATTAACGACTGGCTAAAAACATCATTGGCAGAGAAAGCGGAGAAAGACGGAGTACACGAAAGCCTGGAATTTACTACTACCGTGGAGAGTGCTGTCATTATTCCCTGCTCACGGACTATTGAAAAAGAGTTTACGCTAGCATATACAACAGAGGTTTAACGACAAGTGATAATATGGATAAAATTCGTTCACCATAAATTTACATTTGTACACAGACCAAAATTTACATTTGTCACGACAGCCGGGAATAGACCGGCAAACTGGAAAGGCGAAGGCTGATATACATTGAAGACGGACAGAAAAGGGAAAAATCCCGGGCGTGTGGTCTGAAATCGGTAGGCAAAAACGGGGGTTCGAATCCCTCTCTTTCCGCTAAAAACAAAAATAACAAAATCATGACAGAATTAGAATTATTCAAATTTACCAAAGATAACAACATTGAGAATCACTGGTATGTAAAGCGTGATGACTTGGGGAACATTGATAGCGAAGAGATAATTTATTTTCTATTCTTCTATCAACTCGAAGAGTTTATGAAATTAATAAAAGGAATGGATACCGACGAACCATTGGATTGCAAGTTGATGGATGGATACATTGGTCTTGATATTCTACCAGTGTGTGAGTATTACGGAATTGACCCTGAAAACGTATTTGGTCACGAAGATAATTATTAGACAAATGGATACAGAAGTCATAAACGAATTGTTACAAATGGTAACAGAATCACAAATGTTACTTGACGGCTACAAACGCCATTGGTTAACGATAAACGGTGCTGAATCAGAGATCGTAAAAGCTGATAAGAAGTTACAATTGTATCAGAAGTGTATTGACCAACTAAACAGGCTGAAAGATTTTGAGTGGCCTACAGACGAGGAAATATCAGAAAGAACTTCTGAGATACAAAACGATTGTTGTATACGACATTACATCTACGGTTCAACAGATATGCGTGAAACAATTAAAACAAAACTAGAAGATGGAATTTAAAAATCAAAAAGAACTATTCGACTATGTTTGGGAAACCAGACCAAATATTTCTGAAATTGACGGCTCACAATTGTATCCAAAAGGTCATTTTATGTGGCATTGGCAGTTTGGTCACCTACTCGGAAAGGGTACGTGGAAGAAATACAAACTACGACCTGAGAACATAATTCTAATGACCGTAGAACAGCACAATCACCAAGAACGTTATCCAATATTCATTGAACGACAAAACGCTGTCAGACGTGCTTATTTAACCGAATTTGAAGGAAAGGTATTCGATGAAGATTAGCGGAATAAAGCCACCAACCGAAAGTCAGATACAACAAGCGTGTATGCAGTGGTGGAACTCCCAATACGCAAATATATCTACTCTTTTGTTTGCAGTTCCCAATGGCGGAAATAGAAATGTGATCGAAGCTGTTAAGATGAAAAGAGAGGGTATTACGCCTGGAGTGGCAGATTTAATATTACTTATTCCGAAACACGGTTTTCATTCACTCTGTATTGAGATGAAAGCAGGTAAAGGAAAGCAATCACCTGCACAAAAAGAGTGGCAGAAACAGGCTGAAAAGTATGGGAATATGTATGTTGTTTGCCGATCAATTGAAGATTTTATGCTTATTATTAAAGGATATTTAAACGAACCAAAATGAGACCAGAAAGAATTGAAGCGTTAACGGAAATACTTTTCGATAATGGAATTACGGCAACAGGAGAACAAATCAAGCGAATAGCCGAAGATTTCTCACTCAATATCGAAATGGAACACGAAATGGAATCATATCAGCATATTGGACACAAAGAAGAATGCAGCGAATGCAAACGACTAAAGGCTCAAATATCTGACCTTGAAGATACTATAAATATCCACGAAAACAGCGTAAAGAGGAGAAGAAACGCCGACACTGTTTGGGTTGATAAGCACGACAGGTCTGTAAAATATGAATAACGGTTACAAGATAATTCAATTCACATATCAGATGCTTCAACGTGGAGAGCATTTAACATTAATAAATTTGTACAAATGAGAGAGAAAGAAATATTGGACAAGTTAGTAAATACGACTGAGAAGGATTTTTATGATGTGAAATCGCAAATAGCCAAATACGAAAGATACATTGATGATGGAAAAATGGGCGATGGCGATGATAATTACAGATTAATTATTTCAGAACTAACCGAAATGGGTCAGGAATATCAATGTTGTCTTGATTACCTAAACAAGCGCCTGGCAGAGATCGACCCGAACAAACCTTGCGAGCATTACTTTGCTATTGCGTGGATTAAGAAAGGTAAATTTAAAAAGCATTTCTACTACAAGAACTGCGAGTTTTGTGGATGCGAGCCACTACCAACGCTGAGGGATTTAAACAAATGAAAATAATTTAAAATAATTGCAATTTATATTATTTCTTAATAATTAATGTCGTATCTTTGTACTGTTAAAAGCACTTAAATTCTCACAAAATGAAACGTTATTACAAACCCCTAAACCCTATATTCGTATATTCCCAGTTAAAGGCCGTGAGAAGCCTGTGCTCTGGGAATTTTACGTTTATGGGGTTTTTATATTTAATACAATGGACGTAAGAAGATCGGTTAACTGCTGTTATTGGACAGACGAATGGATTGAAACACTAAAAACAGACCAAAAGTTACTGTTTCTTTATTTACTCACTAATCCATTGAGTAATATTTTAGGTATTTATAAAATAAGCCTAAACAGAATTGCATTTGAAACAGGGATAACAATCGAAACAGTTACTAAGCATTTGAAAGTCTTTGAAAGCCTTAAAAAGGTGTTTTATTTATTTGGACACATAATAATTGTAAATCATTTGAAGCATCAAGCATTAAATCCAAATATGATGAAGAATGTTATGAAGGATTACAAAGATTTACCTAATGATCTGAAAGACAAAATAAATGGTAACGCTTCGGAATCCTTTGAAACCCTTTCAAAGTCTTTGCAAACCCTTCTCACATTAGAAATTGAAAGTGAAACTATAGAAAGTGAAATAGAAATAGAAAGCGGAAGGATTGAGTTTGAAAATTTCTGGAATATTTATAATAAAAAAGTTGGTGATAAAGATAAGTGTTTTAAAAAGTGGTCAAAATTAAAGCAACTCGAAAAAGATAAAATATTCGAAACACTACCAGACTTTTTAAAACTGATAACGGATAAACAATTTCAACCACACCCGGAAACATATTTGAATAATAAACGATGGAATGATGAAATAAAAACTACTCAACAACAAAAAGACGTTTTAGGAAACGGAGAAAGTTATGTAAACGGTGTAAGAATGTGTTTAACTAAGGTAATTCCGCCAGGAACAAGACCAAGGCCAAGCACACTACACAAATGTAGTGATACACAAAACGACTGGATATACGGAAACTAATGGAACTATACTGCATTGATAACGAAACAATTTATGATGTCGTCTTTACAAAAAAAGCCGGCAATCAATCCGTATTATGTCCCGTATGTACCGATTCACGAAAGAATAAAACAAAAAAAGACTTTTCATTCAATATTACAAAAGGGTGCGGGGAGTGTTGGAATTGTGGGTATAAGTTTGTAAAATCGGAACCACTCGAAAAGAAACCGGAATACATAAAGCCAGTTTTTAATAATACTGACCTTTCGGATAAGGCAGTATTGTATTTTGAGAAACGTGGAATAACAAAACGAACCATAATTGAAATGCAGATTACGGAACAATTGGAGCACATGCCACAAATAAATAAAAAGGCTAATTGTATTTGCTTCAACTATTTTCGCAACGAAGAATTAATAAACACAAAGTTTAGAGACGGAGAGAAACATTTTAAACTCGTAAAAGATGCAGAATTAATCCCTTACAACTTAGATAATCTTAAAGATTTTAAAGAGTGTATTTGGTGTGAGGGAGAGTTTGACCAACTTTCTTTTTACGAAGCAGGGTTTAAATTTGCCACAAGCGTTCCTAACGGTGCAGGTAAACAAAATCAAAATCTGACATACATTGACAACGTCATTGACGATATTGAACACATACAGGTTCATTATATTGCAACAGACAACGATGAACCAGGAAGAAAACTTAAAGAAGAACTAATAAGACGTTTTGGTTCAGAAAAATGCAAGACAGTTGATTTTAAGGACTGTAAGGACGCAAATGAGTTTCTTGTTAAGTATGGGGTATTGGACTTGCGAGATTGTATCAAAAATGCCAAAGACGTTCCATTATCAGGTATCTACTCAGTCGATGATGATTTAGAGGGTATCGTTGATCTTTGGGAACACGGAATGCCACCGGGTCTTTATTTGAAACACAAAGAACTGAACGGTGTTATTTCATGGGTAAGTAGTGCGGTTGCTATTTGGACAGGTATTCCATCACATGGTAAATCTGAAATGGTAGACGAAGTTTGTGAACAACTGAATATTTTACATGGATGGAAAGTAGCATACTTTTCACCAGAGAACTGGCCGACAAAAGTACACGTCTCTAAAATAGTCAGCAGGGTACTTGGACGACACTTTTGTAAACGAGATATTGATAAGTCGGAACTACTACAAGCATTAAATTATGTTAAAGAAAACTTCTTTTTTATTTATCCAGAGGACGATAATCTTAGCATTCACAGCATATTAAATCATGCAAAAAGTTTAGTAAAACGCAAAGGAATAAAAATACTTGTCATTGATCCGTGGAATAAACTCGAACACAAAAGAGAAAAGGGAGACAGCGAGACTGAATATATATCCAAAACACTTGATACGATTGAAATATTCGCAAAACAAAATGATTTGCTGATAATGGTTGTAGCGCACCCTACCAAAATGAAAAAAGATGCTGCCGGAGATTTTGAGGTTCCAACTCTTTATGATATTAATGGTTCAGCAAATTGGTATAACAAAGCATTTTACGGACTATGTGTTTACAGAAAATCTGATTGTGTAGAATTACACGTACAGAAAGTAAAGTTTAAGCATCTTGGAGAGACCCGTGGAGGTATGGTAAGATTTGAATATTACTACCAAACTGGTAGATATGCAGAACTAAATCGTGACAGAGAATTTCAGGATAACGAATGGATTTCAGGTTCACATTTACGATTAGACACAAGTCAAATATCAATATCCGAACCACCGAAAACAATAAATCCAAACGTTCAATTTGAATCAATTACAATTAACGATAATTTTACCGATAAAAACGACGAAACACCTTTTTAATTATGGAAAAATCACTAATTGAAATAATGCAAGAACAACTATCCATTTGCGAGAAAAACCTAATGGATAAGATCGAAACAAGAAACGGTCATCCCGATTCAGATATTTCATGGCACAGAAATATCAATCATATCATTGACAAAGAAATTGAACAAATTAACGACTTTAACGAAGTAATTGAAAAATGGACAAAATGAAAAGACTTTTACACTTTTTAATCGACTGGCGCACTCTAACAGTGCTGTTTATTCTCGGAGTATCAATTTACATAAACTATTTCTAATGGAAAATATAACCTACGAAACCAAATGTCGTCGTTGTAATGAGATAATCATCAGCGAAGCAAATAAACCATTCAACGAGACTTACTTTTTATCCCTGATGCATATTCTCAGGAGAGAACCGCCACTTCTCCCATGCCCTAAGTGTGGAATATTCACAGTACAGGATATTGTTTCGTACTCCATAGTGGGAATGACACAGCAAGATTTTGAATTAACCCAACAGCAAACAGATTTAATTGAGAAAATACAAAATGGCAAATAGCTTCGATTTAAGACACGATAAAGTCAAAGTGGTATCTATATATCAATTTGGATTAATCGTTCATTACACAAGCTAATTTGTGGCAAAAAACGGATATTATGACACAGCTAACACATGGAAGTTTATTTTCTGGTATTGGTGGCTTCGATCTGGCTGCTGAATGGTCGGGGTGGGATAATTTATTTCATTGTGAGATAAATCCATTCGGACAAAAAGTGCTGAAATATTATTGGCCTAATGCAGAATTATTTGAAGATATAAAAACAACTGATTTTACAAAATATGCAAACAGAATTGATGTTCTCACAGGTGGATTTCCTTGTCAGAGCTTTAGCAACTCAGGACAACAGCTTGGAGAAAGCGACGAAAGATATTTATTTCCAGAGATGCTTAGAGCGATCAGAGAGATTAAGCCCAGGTGGATCGTTGCCGAAAACGTTTTTGCTATTGCTTCATCAAAATTTTCAGCAGTGTTCGAGTTTATATGTTCATCGTTGGAAAACGAGGGGTACAAAATACAACCGGTTATTATTCCAGCTTCGTCGGTTGGCGCAGAACACGAAAGATACAGGGTTTGGTTTATTGCCTACTCCGTCAGCATCGGACTTTCGGGACAGGGGAATATATTGGAACAATTGCAACCAACGGAGATTGGAAATAGGAAAACAAATAGGTTTGTCGACTTTATTCAAAGGAACGCCATGCCCTTCGTGTGTAGTGAACATTATGGGTTTCCCAGAAGATTGGCTGAGCAGGCCATTCACGGAGCAGGTAACGCCATAGTCCCACAAGTGGCACATCAAATCTTTAAAGCAATAAATGAATACGAAAATAATTTGTAATTCTCGGTATTTTTCAGCACATTAAGAAAATAAACATTATGACCCCCGACACAGAACGCAATCTTAAACGCTGCATAAGAGAACTTCAATCCGATATATTCCAATTAAAACAACAGCGCAGGATGAACGACAGTATTCACCAGATAAGAATTGACCAAAAGATCGAACTGTGTAAAAAATGCTTGTTTGATTTTGAGAACCTTATTTGGAACGATTCTAAATTACTTGAACCTATTGATTTAACCGAATAAATGTAATAAATTTGCACTATGAAAGAATACGAAAAAGAAAACCTAAAATTAGTTGATGCTGATAACACACAGTGTATCGGCTGTGTATTGATTGACGACCCTGACTGTATGGAGTTATCGCAGAATTATTGCAAAGCATCAGATCACAAAATATTTATCGAAAATGAATCAACTCCCGTATTATAAACTCGCAGAGCATATCGAGATGTGTTCATTTTTCGGAGACGAGCCTGCTAATCTTATTGGAAACAACGTAAGGTCTGACGATGGGTTCAATATTGCTATGGAGATTGATATATTCACCGGATGCTGTGATTATTCTGGGGAAGAAGAATTATTACTGACACAAATATTGTATAACTAAAAAACAAAAAAAAATGAAAACCTTATTATTATTAATTTTATTAATTATTTCCAACATCTGCTTGGGTCAGATTCCAAAGACTGACACTATAAGAATCAAACACACAAACTACACTACGGTGTACAGTATTTCTATGCACAGACCCGTAATTGTTATGTGGTGGGACACCAAAGCTAAAGTAAAATGTATGCAACCACTGAAAAGAAATAATACGTTTGCCCCAGATCCGCTATTACCAGATGAAACAAATTTAGCCAAAGATTATCTAAAGTCAGGGTTTGACAAAGGCCATAATGATCCGTGCGATGATAACCTGTGTCAGACAGATCAAGTCCAAAGAGAGTGTTTTTACTTTTCGAACATGGCTGCTCAGTATCACGCATTTAATGCAGGAAGTTGGGAAAATTTAGAGAAAATAACACGCAACATAGCGAGTACGGTTGATTCTGTTTATGTTCGGTGTGGGTCTATCGGAGAACTAAAAATGATAGGTAGAGTGTATGTTCCAACTCAGATGTGGAAAGTATTATACATTAAAGCCCAGCACACGTATCGAGCCTTTTTATTCAACAACACCATTGATGATTCCGGCAATGGCAAGAACGGCAACGAGGTTCCTGTTGCTACTATCATAAAACTAACTGGGTTTAAATTCAAATGAACCTAACCATAACAGCAACCTCAAAAGGAGAAGTCCCGCCAGAATCGGTAGAACGGTTTTTAACGGAACTTTTCCAAAGAATCGGTTATTCGGACGTGAGGATTAAAATCACAGGTAGATTTAGTCCAGTCGTTGACGTAGACCCTGTTTTAAGGTCACTACACAGCGTTTTGAATGTAAACCTTACAGATTTATCAAAAAGAGGTAAAGAACGATATAACGCATACGCTAGGCTTATTTTCGCTAACTGGTGTTTTAAGGAAAAGATACCCGACAAAGAAATTAGCAGATTATTAAAACGAGATCACTCTACGATCAGTTTTTACAAGAAAGAATACGAACTGAAGTTTAAGTTTGACAGCGACTTCAGATATTACGCAAACAAGGTTAATCAAATTTTAAAAGAAAACCAATGAGTAAAGGAGGTTAAAGATGGGACTGAATAAATCAACAGGTAACATGTATGAGTTTGTAACTCACACTTTTAATATAATAAAAGGTGCTTGTTTTCACGATTGCAGTTATTGCTATATGAAGAGATGGGGAAAGTTAAACCCTCCACGTTTTGATAACAAAGAAATTAAAACTGATTTAGGTAAAGACAATTTCATATTTGTCGGCTCAAGTATTGATATGTTTGCTGAAAATATACCAGACGATTGGATTGCATGTGTTTTGAATTATTTGAATAAGTTTGATAATAAATATCTTATTCAGACAAAGAACCCAAAACGAATATTGGATTTTAGATTACCTAAATCAGTAATCTGTACCACTCTCGAAAGCGATATTTTTTATCCTGAGATAATGAAAGAAAGCCCAAATCCATACGAAAGAGCAAAATACATGAACATGCTTTCTGATATGGGATTTGAAACGTATGTCACAATTGAGCCAATACTTGATTTTAACCTTATGCACTTTGTGTCATACATCAAGAGATGCAGACCGTCACAGGTAAACATTGGTTGCGATAGTGGTAATCATAATCTACCCGAACCATCAAAAGAAAAGGTTATACAGCTTATTTCTGAATTGGAAAAGTTTACAACCATTCATAATAAATCAAACCTTAAAAGACTGCTGAAATGAAATCAATTTTAAATACTAAGAACTATTTACATGACGCTACATTTCGTAGGTTTATCCAAGAACACCTTACCGACCTAGCACAGAAACGTCAGAAATTAATTGACGACAAAATTACACCTGCAAATAAAAACGAATGTAACCCTGTTGATTTATGAAAAAAGACCGTATTTTTATCAGTGGAAAAGTTTCCGGTACCGATTTAGAGGAAACAAAACGAAAATTCAAACAAGCCCAGTATGATATTTATTTACTTTGTAGACCCGAATGGAAATCATTTAGCGTTTGTAATCCAACTCAATTAGGACTAACATTTAAAGACAGTTGGTTAAAGTGTATGATTATCTGTTTGTGGCATTTACTACACTGTAATTCGATCTACATGTTAAAAGGCTGGAAAGAATCGGACGGTGCATGTTTAGAGTATTGGGTTGCAAAGAAATTGGGGTTTAAAATTTATTATCAAAAATAATTATGCTATACTTAAAACGAAAATCAGACGGTAAAGAGTTTCCGGTAAGTAAACGGAAAACACACTTTAATGGAATAATAACACTCAATTTTATTTGGTGTGAAATTGGTAAAATAACCTTACCGAGTGATGAATACGAATTAATATTTAAACAAGAACAAAAGGATTTAGCATGAAGAATATTTTAAACCAGGATAATTTTCTACAGGATTCAGCTTTCAGACAAGCAATTATCAACCAACTTAAAGAGATAAGTCTATTCAGGGAGAAAATAATAGACAGGACGGCAAGGTATAACGCTGATAATTTTATCACCACGGAAATTAAGCTAAACAGGACACCGTATGTCTATTTATTGGAACACGGAATGCTGAATGTAGATTCACTTCTGATCGAATGCGAAAAGATGATGCAGAAGAAATCAGTATTGCCATCTACCGTTCGCAGGTATTTAGGGCAGTTCTTCTCGCTGTGTATGTCAAAAGCAATTGAGGTTCACGCAGAGAAATTTTCAAAGACACTTAAAAAATAATACTTGCTTTTTGTTATAATATGAATTATCTTTGTACTCGAAAATACCAAACCGTACTATAATCAATACAAATAAAAGTGAAATATCCGAACATAAAAAAAACAAAACTGACACACCAGCGTATTTCAGAGTTATTTGGTTTTAAAAATGTTCATTCTTTCAGAAACACTACGTCTCACAAGACTTACATGGAAGGAATAGATAAGTTGATTGGGATTGTAATTGAAAACATCAAAAGCAAGATATGAAAAAGGAGACACTTGAAGAGTCCATGAAATTCCAACCATCCATAAAAGGAGAGATCTGGATTGAAGAACAAATGGGAAAAGATCTTTCTGATGAATGTGGAGATGCTGGGATAATTGGAATTGAAAACGGAACTATTGTTTATTCTCCGGATGCTGCCAAAGAAGCAATAAAAGGAAAGTTATCTGAATTATGTGGCAAACATACTAAGCAGTCAGAGAAAGAAATTGATGATCAGATTAATGATTTAAGAGACTGGGAAAGATGAAAAAGCTATCAGATATATTAATTGAGTCAGAAGTAAGTCTTGCATGGGCTTATGTGTTTGATGAACCATTTAAAATAACCTATCTGACTGTTAAGATATTTTTTATTAAACTCATTTTAAAACTAATATAATGTGGCAAAAATGTCCAATATGTAACGGAACAGGAACACTGATGAACTCGTTTGGTCAAGTGTTAAAATGTGAGACCTGCAATGGAACGAATATTATTAGCGAAGTTTCAGGGCTGCCACCTAAACGAATGAATAATTTGGAACCTAAACAGAATATGTTTGATTTGGCAATTGAATCTGTCAGAAAAGATAATCCGAACTGGACTCCAATGATGGAAGCAAAGGGAGGATTTGACATGGAAGAACAGTCACTAAAAAACGCGCTTGAAAACGAAAGTAAATGCTTTAATAAAAAAGATATGGTTTCCTTTGCTATTCAATTCAGCACAATTCGTATGATTGGTGGAACCATTGAACCATATCAGGAACTTGAAAATTGGATTAAATCACAGATTAAATGACAGTCACCGAAGCCCGCATAAAATATAACGCCTTATGGTTTAAGTACGAGATGAAATATCTTAGTTCTACCACACCGCTTAGTTTTATCTACGGACTTTTGGCAATGTACTATTGGGAAACTTACTGTTATTGGAGGGATAAGAAATGAGCACAGAGCTGACAATTGGAATGAAATTATTTGGCATTAAAAGGAGTTGGGGTCAAAAAGGGAAACTATCTGAATTTACCATTTCAAAAATTGGTAGAAAATATTTCTATACAACAGAGGATAGTGATGTAAGTTTTGATAAGGAGACTCTTTTATATTCATGTAAGGATTATTCCCAAAACAATGTTCAATTATACCTGACAAAGCAAGAAATTTTAGATATGTATAACCGTAGTGATCTTCACCAAAAAATAAGAAATCATTTCAGTTCACAATATCAACCACAAAACACATTAGAAGAATTGAGTAGGATTGCTGAAATTTTAGGAATAACACCAAGTAACCATGAATAAAGACAACCTAATCGAACTTTGCGAGTCCTGCAAGAGTGATCCTGCGTTTTGTGCAGCTAACGTAGGGGATTTTAAAGTAGTGGACAACGAGATTGTTGAATGTATTAAATACGAAACAGAATGACCAATCAAGAAATAGGCGAACTTATAAATGATCAGATAGAAAAAATTGATAAGGAAATGGATATACTTACTCTGTCAATCGACAAGCATCACAACTCAGAAGATATTCTCAGGAGATACGAAAAGCAACAGTCTTTGAAGTTCCTGTATGATTTGTATTTTAAAGTAGTAGATAAACCGCTATGAAAATAATCGGAATGACCCCTCACAGCACAGAGCATATCAAACAATGGCAAGCTGTAAACAAATCAAATTCCGGAAACCGCAAGTTAAACCAGGGACTCTGCAAAAATTGTCAGGCAGATTACAAAACCTGTTCCAATGACTGCATAATTGAAAAAGGACAAGTGAGTTATTGTAGCTATTTAAACCCGATGAAATGAACAAAAAAATAATAGCCATTGATTTTGATGGAACAGTAGTAACACACGAGTTCCCAAATATAGGAAAAGATATTAACGCACAGCACACGCTTAAAAGAATCGTTGCAAACGGGCATAGAATTATATTATTTACCATGCGTTCTGATGTGGAGTTTCCTGTATCAGACGATGATGCTATTCATAGTTCAGGTGGAACATATCTTACTAATGCAGTAAATTGGTTCAAAGAAAATGGAATTGAGTTATGGGGAATCAATGAAAACCCTGAGCAGAAATCATGGACTCATTCTCCAAAGCCATACGCTCACCTTTACATTGATGATGCAGCACTCGGAATACCGCTATTAGACAGACCTGACATTTCAGACCGTCCATTTGTAGATTGGGTACGAGTTGCAAGGATGCTTGAATACATGAAAATTATCTAAATAAAGCCCTACAATGAACGATAACAACAAAGACAATACTTACATTGATAACAATAAATAACCCAAGACAATGATTGAATTTAAACAATACAAGCGTAAAGGATTATCAGAGATGTGTCCATTCTCGGAATACGTAGGCGTTGATATGTCGAATCTATCCGTATCCGAACAAGACAAGCTTCTTTCAAATGAAGAGTTTGCTCAGGGATATGTGGCTAGAAACCCTAATAACCATGCTGATGTATGGTATGTAGCTAAGAAATACTTCGACGAGAACCTCGAACCTGCTTAAAAATACCGTATCTTTGCATCCATAATACACCGATATACTATCATAAACACCAAAATGAAGTACGAAAACATCAAAAAAGCGAAACTGTCACACGAAGTCATTGCAAAAGCATTTGGGTTTAGAAGTGTAGTGTCGTTCCGTTCTTCATCGGCTCACAAGAGATATATGAAAGGCGTAGAGGAAATACTGCAAATAAGCCAATCTAACACACGATAAGATATGAAACCTATCATACATCAATTTGACCCTGTAATATATCCACGCAAGCTATGGATAGTCGTGACAAGAAACATACAGTGCGTTAAAGACAGGTTTTTTGACAATAAACTAAAGAGCGAAATAGTGTATGAAGATATATCCAAATTTCACGCAACAACTTGCTCTGTAATGGAAAAGAGAACACTGTTATACGGTGTTATTATTACTTTTTCCGGAAAAGACAAAATGAATATGGGCAATATTGCACATGAAGCTACACATGCAGCACGAATTATATGGGACGAACTCGGTGAAACATCAATAGGAATGGAAGCAGACGCCTATCTTGTCGGTTGGATCGCTGAATGCTGTGAGAAAGTTAAACTAAATAAATTTTAAACAATGAAAATAACGACAATCGAAAACGGAGTAATTCAAATTGAAGAATTATTCAATGAGGCAGTACTGAAAAACGATAGCGGAGAAACACTAACAATTTGTATGAGAGACTCAGGTTTCGAGTTTAGGTACAAGGAAGTAGGTTACTTTGCAAAAGAAGGCTATTTAGAGCCTTTTCATCTATCGCCAAGAGGTAATCCATACATTTCATCCATGCAACACCATATGGATGACGTATGCACCTGTAATCAACCGTGTGATGGAAATTCTATTACAAGTGTTCGTCCGTAGAGGGACTTAATAGATTATTCAGCCGGGGGTCGGTCAAACGAAAATCGGACTTTGCAACACCCCACCCCTCATTATTTGGAATCGTTCCACATAACAACGCAACACAATGACAAACAAAGGTCTACGATAAATACAAAGCCACAAAGCAATGTTATGTTATTTATAACGCTTCTAATGTATGCACAATCTATCATAAACGGACGTCTTAACATGTTGATACACAAACACAACACAACAAGCAAATGGATAACACGCAAAGATATGACAGTATGACAGGGGTAAAAACTACTCACAATGGACCTAGTTAACATAATATTTATTATTGCGACAACTTCTCACTGTGATATGTGCCTGACAATTGAATATAAACAAGTTAAAACACAATGATACAATCAGAGGCAAGCCAGGAATATGATAAAGTGTATAATTTCTTTACACTTTTGTCTGTTTGGCTCCTTAAATGTAATTAATACTACATGTCAAATGATATCAATTTGATATTACTTTAAATAAGATTATGAACGAACAAACATTATATAGTGTAGAATATTTTGCTAAATTAGCCTTTTATATTCGCTCTACTGCAATCAAACTTAAAATCAAACAATACTACCTATATATCCTTTACTACTCTTATATGCAATATAAAAGGGATAATAAGGCATATATCAGTAGATATGTGATCGGTTGGACAATTTCGAAAGGTTCAATTAGTACAGTTATTAATTCTTTGATTAAATTAAACTTATTAATTCGTGTCTCTACTGATACATTTTGTTTCACTTCTTACTCTATTGAAGTCATAAACTACATAGACGAACAATTATCTAATTTAGAATCAAAATAAATTACATCATCTTATCTTTAATTATCAGTCACTTGCTTATTTAGACAGTTTCTAAATGTTACTTATCTATTGACTTTTGTTTATTTAATAACATACATTTGTGTGTTATTATTATTTATTCATTTTTTAAATTAAACACGATGAACACTTACCGAAACCCAGAACACGCATTTAATGCAGCTATTAAATCAAATGTATTAAGTTTAAACCCTTCGGCTATTAATTACGCTGGTAATTATATGTATATGGGCACAAATGCCAATGATGAGGATTTATTTAAGAATATAAATACCCGTGAATATGTTAAAAACTAAATATATGGCAAGTAGCGATGGGATTAACTATGTGAAAGTTGTTAAACTCCCAATAAAATACAAAATTAAAAACATAAGCAAGAAACAATTTTTAATTTTGGTTAAAAAATTTCACTCATTCTTTAATTAACCTTTAATCCTTACCTATTAACCTTTTTAAATTAAATTATATGACACCAAGAACATTAAATTCAGCATTGCATAATGGATATAAAATTAAAAATATCCTTTATCGTTCAGACAAAAAATGTCGGGTTGAGGTTAATCCCCAATTTCCAAGTAAGACAAAGAAAGCACAGATATTTTTCTGGCTTGATAGGGAGTATCTAAAAAGAGCATACCCGAAAACATTTGACTCATTCATTGGTAATTAGTTTTCCACCCTCTCAATATTGTAAGCTCTCAACTATGAGGGCTTTTTTTATGTCTTAACCTCTCTACAATCTTATAAAACTAAATTGCTTCACTGTTATACTGTTTAATTTTACTGTTAAAACGATATTAGTGTGCTTTTAGCTTGTTTACTCTGTTTGTAGTCTCTTTATACCTTAATCGGATTAACATTTGTTAGATTGTTTTATCTGATTGCATCACCTCAGTATTTAGATCACTGTTTTGATCTGGTTTTAATTTAGCCGGTTTCCTGGTATTTTGGCCTTTTAACTTCTCAACGTTTCAATGTACGTTTTTTGGTCGGGTAATTCCCTATCTATATTATTGTCGTTTTTTTTTCAGATATTCAATGAACAAATACAAAGATAGTTCTTTTTAATCTATTATACAAGTGTTATTTATATTAAATATAAATAATGTAGATAATGTTTATTTTACGTTTT